AGTAATTAAAGGTTTAAAGAAAGCCTCAAAGTTACATGCCAAACAAGCTAAAACATTGAAAAAAGTCATTAGAAAAAAATAGTGGACGTATTTCAATTATTCACTCTGTTTAAAAAACAGATAGAAGAAAGAGAAGAAGGTATTCTTTCTACGATAGCAGGAGGCTGTAAAGACTGGGACGAATATAAATATTTGACAGGTAAGTTAGAAGGAATAAGATCAACAAAAGCAGAAATGCAAGAAACAATGAAGAGGTTTGAAGACAATGAATAAAACATTAATACTGCCTGATTATTTGGCAAAGAAAGAAGAAAAAGCTAAAGAAATGACTGATATGCAAAAGCTTCCTAAACCAACTGGTTGGAGACTTTTGATTATGCCACACACTGGCGTTAGAAAAACAAAGGGTGGAGTTCACCTTACAGACAAAGCGCAAGAAGAAATTCAATTGACAACTAATGTAGGATTAGTCTTGAAAGTTGGACCAGATGCGTATAAAGATAGTGATAGGTTTCCTGAAGGAGCCTGGTGTAAAGAAAAAGATTGGGTTCTTTTTGCTAAATATGCTGGCTCTAGGATTAAGATCGACGGTGGGGAGTTGAGACTTTTGAATGATGATGAGGTCTTGGCAGTTATAGAGGATCCGGAAGACATATTACATGCAACATATAAATAGACTCATGGAGGTCATGGCCCATGCCGGAACAAAAAATGGTAGATATAGACACATCAGGCAATCCTGTTGATGTAGATATCGAAACAAAAGAAGAAGAACAACTACAAGACGAAGTAGCAGTTCAAGAAGAACAACAGGATACTTCTGTTCGAGAAGTCAAATCAGATCAACCACAAGAAGATTCTGAGTTGGATGATCATTCTGATAAAGTTCAAAAACGTATTGACAAGCTTACTGCTAAAATGCGTGAAGCAGAACGTAGAGAGCAAGCAGCTCTTGAGTATGCAGAAGGATTAAAGAAGCAATATTCTGATCTTGATACTAAATACAAAAAACTTGATGATGGTTATTTAAACGAGTTTAAAAACAGAGTTGAAGTTTCCAAAACAGCATTGCAGGATAAGTATGCAAAAGCAGTGCAAGCAGGAGATGTAAAAGCTCAGGTTGAAGCTCAAGAAGAATTAACTAGACTAACAATAGATGCTGAGAGGTTAAGAGCAACACAAGCTCGTCAAAGTAAAGAACCTGAAGAGGGCACTGAAGTAAAAGCAGCTGAAGCACCCAAAGCCACTGAACAGAAAAAACCAGATCCAAAAGCAGAAGCTTGGGCTCAAAAGAACCCTTGGTTTGGTTCAGATGAGCCAATGACATACACTGTTTTTTCAATTCATAAAAAGCTCGTATCAGAAGAAGGATTTGACCCGAACTCAGATGAATACTATAGTGAGATAGATAAACGTATGAAAAAAGAGTTTCCTCATAAATTCAGTCATGAGGCTGATGTGAATGTGTCTACTGACGACAGACCCGTGCAGGCTGTAGCCAGTGCAAACCGTTCACAATCTAAAACTGCACGCAGCAAGACCGTGAGACTCACACCTTCACAGGTCGCTATTGCTAAGAAGCTCGGTGTGCCACTAACAGAGTACGCAAAGTACGCAAACAAAGGAGGTCAAGCATGACAACTAAAACCTCAAGAACTGCTGACACGCGGGAAAAAACTCAACGTAAACGTGTTTGGCAGAGACCGTCATCACTCGATGCACCACCTGCGCCTGATGGATATATCCATCGTTGGATAAGAGCAGAAGTCCAGGGATTCCAGGACACTAAGAACGTGATTAACCGTCTTCGTGAAGGTTATGAATTAGTAAGAGCGGACGAATACCCAGACTGGCAATTACCAACTATAGAAGACGGAAAAAACGCAGGAGTTATTGGAGTAGGTGGCTTATTGCTGGCTCGTATTCCAGAGGAGCTTATTGCTCAACGTAATGAATATTACAAAGGCTTGACTGATGATCAGATGCAAGCTGTTGACAATGATCTCTTAAAGGATGCTCATCCCAGTATGCCAATCAGCAAACCTGATAGGCAAAGCAGGGTGACTTTCGGTGGCTCACAAAAGACTGAATAAGTTTTTTACAGGCCATTGTTAGTTACATTTTAATAACTTACTTTTAAGGAGTAAAACAATGGCAAATCAAAACGGTAACTTTGGATTTCGTCCAGTGCTAATGATGGGTTCCGCATATCAGGGACAAGGTCAACAACAGATGACCATCGCTAGCAACGAGACAAACTCCATCTTTATGGGTGACCCCGTTGTGCTAAACGCAAACGGATCAATCTCTCGTGGCGGAGCAGCCGGTGCTGAGCTTGTTGGTGTTTTCAACGGTTGTTTCTATACAGACCCAACTACACAAAAACCAACTTTCTCAAACCATTATCCTGGTGGCATTGTAGCAAGTGATATTGTTGCACAAGTAATCAGTGATCCAGACGTAATATTCGCAGTCAAAGTGGATGATACGAACGGTGGAAGAGCACAGGTTGGTTCAACAGCTAACATCGCAACATACAGTGCAGGATCTACCAAATCAGGTATTTCAAACGTTGCATTAGACGGTACTACATTTGGAACATCTAATGGTTCTAACTTCGCTGTATATGACTTATCAACAGACCCAGATAACAGTGACTACAGTTCTGCTAACGCTAACATTCTTGTTAGAATTAACAAACACCAGTACACTGATACAACAGGAGTATAGACTATGGCTATATCTAGAAGTCAACTCGTTAAAGAGTTAGAACCAGGTCTAAACGCACTGTTTGGCTTGGAGTACGGAAGATACGAAAACGAACACGCAGAAATCTTCGATGAAGAGAGTTCAGATCGTGCTTTCGAAGAAGAGGTAATGTTATCAGGATTCGGTTCTGCACCAACTAAATCAGAAGGTGCTGGTGTATCATTTGATACAGCAACCGAAGCATTTACTGCACGTTACACACACGACACCATTGCATTAGCATTTGCAATCACAGAGGAAGCTATCGAAGATAATCTTTATGATAGACTAGCCGCTAGATACACAAGAGCTCTTGCAAGATCAATGGCAAACACAAAGCAAGTAAAAGGCGCTGATGTTTTAAACAACGCTTTTGCAGCTGCAGGTGCCGCAGGATCAAATCCAGGTGGTGACGGTGTATCACTTATCAACACAGAGCACCCATTAGCACAAGGTGGTAACTTCTCAAACAGATTAGCAACAGACGCTGATTTGAATGAAACATCACTAGAGCAATCATTAATCGACATCGCTGCATTCGTAGACGAGAGAGGTTTAAAGATTGCTGCTCAAGGTAGAAAACTTATCATTCCAAAAGAATTACAGTTTACTGCTGACAGACTAATGAACTCTGCCCTAAGACCAGGGACAGCAGATAATGATGTAAATGCTATGAGAAACATGGGTATGATTCCTGAAGGTTACACAGTTAACCACTTCTTGAATGATATCAATGCGTTCTATATCAAAACTGATGTACCGAACGGTTTTAAGTTCTTCAATCGTTCACCAATCAGAACTTCTATGGAAGGTGATTTTGATACAGGAAACGTCAGATACAAAGCTAGAGAGAGATATTCATTTGGATTCTCAGATCCTAGATGTGTATTTGGTACCTCAGGTGCATAATCTTCAATAAATATCAAAAAACAAAAGGGCGGTTGTATCCGCCCTTTTTTTATTTTAGAATACAATTTTACTAACATGACCTCTTCGGAGGACTTACAAAAGGAGTAAGACATGGCGAATAGAACAACATTCACTGGGATCGTAAGATCTAACGGTGGAGACAACAAAAGAGAAACTTACGCTGGTTCCATGGTAATGGCAGCACAGTTTTATTTTTTGCCAACAGCAGATGCAGGAACTGATGTTCAAGTATCCGCAACAGACACAAGAAAAGTAGTTTTACCAAAAAACTGTGTTATTACAGGTGTAGCATTTAATCCAGATGCAACAGGTGGAACTAATCCTACTATTGATATTGGATTTACCGATTTCGATGGTGGTACAAACTTTGTAGACACTGATGGATTAATCAATGAGGGCGATGCAGATGCAGGAGGCGTTACAACCATTTGGGGTGGTGACTCAGGCTCAGGTGCAGTTCTCGGTGATTTAGATACACCTTCAACTGAAAAAATTAAAATTGTCGGTGGTAAAGGTTCATCCGCAGCAACTGGTGGTACTATCACAGGTGTTCTTTATTATTATGTAGTAGATCAAGGTCAACCAGGTGAAGGCTTACCTAAATTAAGTTAGGAGTAAGTTATGATTAACTATAGATCGGCTAAAGTAACCGCTACAGGAAA